AAAGATATGCCGAATCTTTTAAACAAATATTCAAACTATGTAGATTGGAAATTTGACTATAACAAGCCAATACCACAAACTATAAATGCCACTTCCTGTACAGGATTACAGGCTTTGTCATGTGGATTAAATGTTTGGACTAGTGAGGGTGTAAAATTATCCCCCGATATACTATTAGAACATAATATTGATACTGTAAGAGAAAAATTCTTGAGGTATCTAAATGTCTAAGGCACGAAATCCTGAATTATCCCAAGACCTACATAAATTAATTTGGGATCTATGGGTTTACAAATCCATGGGAACTACACAGATTGCAAACTATATTAATTCAGATACAATGCTCAAAAGCAAGTACGGAGAGATTTCCTCAGAGGGAATATATTATCATGTAGTGCAGATTCGTAACGAATTAGAAAAAACCGTAAATGAAGATGCTTTAGATTCTTATGTAGGAGAATTTATTCGGGCAAAAGAGGGATTGGATAATGACATTGACGATATACAAAAATTAATCAATCTAGAACGAGATGCAGAAAATCCAAATAAAGATTTATTGATAAAATTAATGAGATTAAAACATGATGTTAAAATAGACAAATTCAAATTGTTACAAGACGTAGAACTTCCTATACGAGTGAAGAAATTAAAGAGAGAAAGAGAAAGAATGATTGTTCCATTAATAATTGAGGAGATAAAAGAAATTGGGGTTAGCAGCCAAGGAAACACTGAGGATAATAGCATCAGCGACAACTGACGACTTACCACAAGTTCCAGTCAAGTTTTGGTGCTATGATTCTTTATCCAAACAAGAGCATTGTTGCTTTTGGCACTTTATATTTCACCCAATGGGCGGAGATGAACGAGATGGAATATATCACCCAGTATATGAATATGAAGAAGAAATGCTAAAATCACTTGAAACAAATAAATGCCTTGCAGTATATAAAGCAACTGGGTTAGGAATCACACAGTTCATGTTATTATGGATTCTCTGGAAATCTTTTACAGATGTATTCTTTTATGGTAAAGTCGCATGTATAATTACAGCACCCAACGTTGACCTTGCACAAGAATTAGTTCTTAGGGCGAAAGATTTATTAATAAAGAAAGGTTTGCAATACGTAGATCATGGAGCTTACGAACTCGAAGTCAATAGTTCAAGAATCAAATGCTTTCCTGCAAATAACATTCATTCAGCAAGAGGTATACCGCGTGTTAGTATCTTTTTTGGAGATGAGGCAGCTTTCTTTAAACTTAAAGATGATTCAGTCGTTAGAACCGTTGGAGAGAGATACATTGGAAAGTCTAACTCTTGGGTTGTATGGGTATCTACTGCTGGGGAAGACCCAACAGGATTCTTTTATGAAATCATGGGGGAAAAAGACTCTATCTATAAACGACATCACTTTTATGTTGAGGCAGGTCTTAAGGTTAACCCGAAAACTAAGACTTCAATCTTCTCCCCACTATACATAGGAGAGGCAAGTAAGGCTCGTTCATTTGAAAGAGAATATCTTGGCATATGGGGAAAAAATACTGGAGATATATTTACACCTGAAAAACTAGAGGAAATAACTGGCAAGGAATATGATTGGAATGAATCAGATGATACTAATGACAGAGTAATTGGTGCTGACCCAGGATTTGGTTCTTCTGAATTTGGTATATGTATTATACAGAAAAGAAAGGGAAAAAAATCCGTTATATTTTCCGAATCATATAAGAGGGCATCATACATAGACATGGTAGAAAGAATTGCTGATCTATCAAGAAGATTTAAAACTAAAAAGATTATAGTAGATGGTGCAGTTCCTGAAATCATTAAAGACTTGAGGGATAAATATCACATGGTTGTAACACCTGTACTATTTGGCATACATGGAGATAGAATGTTAAACTATGCAGTTAATCATGTCGATAATCTCACAGTAGAAATACACCCAGCATTTAAAAAGTTAAAACATCAACTAATGACCATCAAAGTTAACAAAAAAGGATTACCTGATAAGACGACACAAAATCCATTTGATATTGGTGATGCTTTTTTGTTAGCAATGTATTACTATAAATTGGGTTCAGGAATAGTAGCAGGAATCTATTAAATCTTTTTCTTTCTCTTGCTAAAGTCCGCAACAAACGACTTGTAATTGCCCAAAGTAACAATAGGAATAATTCCATTCATAAGAGCAATATAATAAATAACATGAGTATCAGTATTACTACGAATCATATTCATTACCATAATATCTGAAAAATAAGCAGGGTATTTAACTATCTCAAAGATATTTTGTTTGGCAAGTTTATCTATCTCTGGGTGGTTCATTTTACTTCATTTAATGATATTGTGATATAAAAAGGTTATGCCTTTATACCTAAAACTTGACTCTAAAATGTGGGTTCAGGGAGATTTCACGACTAGTAATACATATGATATATCAGGAACGGTATATGATGATGCTAGGTTTGCCACTACAAGAGATATATCTTCATTCACGCCAACGTTACAATTTATTGATTATGACGGGAGTGTTGTGTACTCAACTACCACAGGTCTAACCAATACTGGTAGTGTAGGAATCATCTTAATAAAGTTTTCGCAAGACAACAGTCCATATCTAAACGGTTTTTATAAAACAAGATTAATGCTAGAATCATCAGGAAATAGAATAACTTGTATAGGAGTTAATGGTTCTGATGATATGTTCTTCGATTAATACTTCCTTATATCGTTAATATCATTTTATTATATTATGGCGATTTTTAACCCAAGACGTGATGTTTCTGATCCAAATGCCAAGGTTTTACCCAGAATTAGTAAAGAAAAGTATGAAAACATTGGAGTTTTAAAGGTTTTAGAAGATTTTCACAATAAATCAGAAGTTAATGAATCTGACTGGCAGAATGAATTTACTCCAGATAAACCTTTTGACGAAATGATTGATGCTATAAACAAAGATGCAAGACTGGATATGTCAAGGGAAACTTATGTTCAAATGATTATGGGTTCGGGCATAAAGGTAAAGGCTAAAAAACAAAGCACACAGGAACTTATCCGAGATTGGTTTGATGAGATTAGATTTGAAGAATTATTAGAAGATGGATTATACAGTTATGTTGGTGTAGGAAATCTAATATGGGAGAGAGCTCCAAAGAACGCAGATTTTATTGAAGTTCCAATCGATACAATATATACTGTAGTAAGAAACAAAAAAGGAAAGATACAAAACTATATCCAGAAAGTTAATAATAAAGATATTGTACTTGCAGCAAAAGACATGGTTCACTTTAAACTCTCTAATGTTTCAAAAGAGATTTGGGGTAGAGGAATATTCCATTCTATATTATCTGATTATTTAGACCCTAGAACTGGAACTACTTATGATTCTCCACTTATCCAAATGAAACAAATAGAGAACAGTATGGCAGAGATATTCCACGCTTATGCTAGTCCTTTATTGATGTTCCAGTTTGAAGATGCAGGAGAGGATTTCATTAGACAACAAGCAGATGCTTTGAAAAAGGCAAAGCCTGGAATGAAGATAGTTACAGATAAAGCATTTAAAGTAGAGAAATTTGAGGTTAGTGGAAATGCTCAATTTGCAGGTTACATTGAACACTTGCAAAGAGATGTATTAGAGCCTGGTTCTAAATTCCCACTACAGTTCTTTAACGCTGGATTTACTGCAAGAGCAGCATCAGAAAGTACAGATTCCGTTCTTATCAGAAAGGTAAAAAGAATACAAAAGAGGCTATCAATACAAATCAAAGCCGAAATTATTATTCCTTATCTAAGAGCATTAGGTAACAAAACAAAAGCAGAAGATATAGATCTAGTATTTGAATTTGAAAGTAAAGCAGAAATGACAGTTCCAGATGCACTTACATTATACAGAGATAACGGTATCAAGAGATCAGAGTTAAGAAGATACTTGTCAAAAACCACAGGACTTGATATAGACCAAGCAGATATGGAAGATTTGTTACCGATTACTAGTGTCACACCAACTAACACCATTGCAAACGATACATCAAACGATATAGTAAAAGATACTTCCTTTACAGATAAACAGGAAAAGGTAAATACGGCAATGCAAGATTTAAAAAATATGGTTAACATGAGGGAAGAATTAGACAGAGCCGAAAAGAAAAAGAATACTGATGAGATATTATCATTTATTAGAGGTTTAAAAGATGATTAGATTATTTTCTGACCCAGAGGGAAACTATGTATTAGAAGCTCTAGATTTGGGCAGAGTAGAATTAGGAAGAACTACAAAATACAAAATGTATATGAAAAACATTGACCCAACTTGGAGTGTACATAATATCAAAGCCGAGACATCAAACACAGAGTTGAAATTTGAATATCCTGAAACACTTTCTGCTAATGAAGTTAGAGAGATTTTTGTATATTGGACTCCTAAATTAGATAGCAAAAAGCCATTAAGTTCAGAATTTAAATTTACTGGCGAAGTGTATATCGGTTGACCTATACATATCTAAACTACGATTCAAGTAATTATTCAGTAGATATTAATGTTCCAGGTGTTCCAACTGGATTATTTGCAACTAGTGGAAATGCTCAATCTCTACTTAACTGGACAGCACCATCTAATAATGGTGGCTCTGCTATAATAGACTATGTAGTTCAATATTCATTAGATAATTCAAGTTGGACTACATTTGCTGATGGTGTAACTACATCTACAAGTGCCACAATTACAGGATTGGTTAATGGTATATTATACTATTTTCGTGTTAGGGCAGAAAACATTGCTGGTTATTCTTCATATACAACTAGTGTTACTGCAACTCCCGCAAGTGATTCAGGCTCTACAAAGAAAAAATTAATATTTAACACAAAGATAAGCAAGATAGCATTTTCTACTAGAGTCAAAGGAACATTAAAATCCCCAGAAATAATAGAGGTTAAAGTATTTGGAAATGGATTTAGTCTAGTAGAATCACTAGTAAGATTTAATGGTATAGTTGAATTAATTTCCACAAACAAAATACAAGGAAAATCTAAACTCCCTATATTACAAGAGTATAAAATACAAGGAAAATCTAAACTACCAATAGTACAAGAAATACTAGTAACAGGAAGAAAAGACTTTACCTCATTAATTGGTGTTTTAAATAAATATATCCAAGATAAAGAACCTCAGGGATATTTGAAAAGAATAGTAGAATCAATTACTTCTTAATGTCCTATATAATGGAAAGAAATCATGGCTAAAAAGATTACTGGACTTGCAATCATGCCCAGAGTATCTAGAAATGGAGTATTCTATTTTCCACAAGAATTAGCAAAATTTGATGGTGTTACAGTTCCACTTCGATATAATCATGACCAATCCGCAGAGGGAATCATAGGAACTGCAACATTTACATTTGATGCAGAAAAAGGACAAGTTCGTTACGAAGCAGAAATAACAGATCAAAAATTTCAATCATATATAGATGATCATCTTTTCCAAGTATCAATAGGTGCAAGTGTAGAGAAAGAAAATCAGATATGTCACCCAGAGGGTAAAGGTTGTTTTGAAGCACCAATACTCTCAGCACCTACAGAATTATCAATAGTAGAGACTCCAGGTATTCCAGAATCAACTCTAGTAGTCATAGAAAAAATATGTCCTAGTTTAGAATTTCCACAAGAATTTGAACAGTTTGTAAATGGCATTGAGATAATTACTTCCGATAAAGAAATTAATTCGAGTTTACTTATGACTAACGAAACTCCTATTGAAAAAATAGAAGTAACCGAAAAAGTTGAACAGATCGATACAAGTAAAATTGTAGATGAAGTCGTTGAAAAAATTCAAAGCTCAAACGAGAAAACAATTAAAGCTGTTATCTCTGAAATCAAAGAAGCATGGATTCCAAAAAGTGAAGTTTCTGAAACCGCAAATAAGCGATTGGAAGAAAAATTTACTGATGAAGATGCCAAAAGTTTCTTAGATAGAGTATTTGAAAATGGATACGGTAGATTGAAAATAGATAAAGAGGGTTGGATTCAAGCACACACCATTCCAGTTAATACTGCAAATGGTCAAGTGCAAGAGGCAATCTCTACTTCTGGAACAATTCCAGGCACTATTACAACTACAGATATATCCATTCAATACGGTAGTAAGACCTCAAAACCAGTTAGACAGTTTGGTCAATACCAATCTATCCCAATTGGACAAAGTGCAGCAAGATTCTATAGAATAACTGTGCCAAATGCAGGTGCTATTACTGAAAGTCCAACAACCGACATAACTGCTGTAACACACACATTAACTTCTGTTGATGTAACATGTGCAGTAAGAGGTTGGAGACAAACCGTAGAAAAGTCAGAACTAGAAAATTTCCCAGGTGCTTTCTTAAATGCACTTAGAGAAACTGCCCGATTCGAGGCAATGCGTGACGAGCATAAACTAATCGTACAAGACCTAGCAGCAACAGATCATGACTTTGGTGGAACTACAACAGCACCTTATCATATTAGTGGCTCAGATGGTTCAGCAGTTACTACAGCAACACTTGAAGATGCATGTGGAGAATTTGATGAAGATGGTCTAAGTTTCGCAAAACGATACTTGGAAGAACTTGGTCAAGATACTTCACCAGGCAACTTGATTGCTTTCATTAGCCCAAGAGCTTTTGAATCACTCATGACAGCTTCTGGATTAACCCAATACACAATGATTGGTAATGCAAATGTAACAAGATTAGGACAACTAGAAATGATATACGGTATTGACATAATGGTTACAAACGAACTATTGACCAATGCTAACGCATGGAGAAACTTGGTTTGTGTAAAGGGCAAATCTTGGGCATTAGCTTCCCAGAGAGATATGGAACTAGAACTCCAGAAAACTATCAAGGGACAATATTGGGATGTAGTTTGGACACACCGCATTGGTGTTGACATTCTAGATGCAAATACTTACGTCATTGTAAGTTCAATACAAGCATAGAATCACTTCCTTTTTATTCTTTTTTTATTATACTATTATATGCCTTGCT